CCACCAATGAATCCGACTTGTCGGTGGAGCTGGTGAACGGCGCAAAGATCATGCTGTTTGGCTCAGACAACGCAGATGCTATGCGGGGTATGGGCTTTAACGGTGTGTATCTTGATGAATACGGTGACTTTAAGCCAAGCGTTTGGGGAAATGTGGTAAGACCAACTTTGTCTAGCACTATGGGCTGGGCGGTGTTTGGTGGTACGCCAAAGGGCAAAAATCAATTTCACGACATCTACAAGGTAAGCCAGCTTGTATCGGATTGGTTTCTGTTAAGGCTACCGGCATCAATGTCCAAGCTATTGCCTGACTCAGAATTAGAGGCGGCACGGTCTCAGTTAAGCCAAGACCAATACGACCAAGAATATGAGTGCAGCTTTGATGCGGCAATTCTTGGGGCGTTCTACGGGCAAGAGATGCGCCAAGCGCAAGACGATGGCAGGATTAGAGAGCTACCCTTTGAGCCTGAATCGCCTGTTTACACCGCATGGGACTTGGGTTATCGGGATGACACCGCTATTTGGTGGTATCAGGTGGTGAGGGGCGAGGTCAGGGTAATGGACTACTACGCCGTGTCAGGCGCAAGCATTGAGCAATTGGCAGACGTAGTTAACGCCAAAGGATACCGATACACCAAGCATTACCTACCGCATGACGCAAGGGCAAAGACGTTGGCATCAGGCGGCAAGTCAATCATTGAGCAGTTGGCGGCGCACCTTGGTGGCATTAGCAAATTAGCCATAGTGCCTGAGATTGGCATACAGGACGGCATCCAAGCGGTGCGGATGATCATGCCAAACTGTTATTTCGACACAAGATGCGATGAGGGGCTAGAAGCGTTAAGGCAATATCAGCGTGAATATGATGAAGATAAGAAAACTTTTCGACAAACTCCACGCCATGATTGGTGCTCACACCCAGCAGATGCGTTTAGAATGCTTGCAGTAGCTTATAGACAAGAAGCAAAAGATCAGACACCGCCCAAGGGCAAGACCCTGCAAACCATCACACTCGATGAGCTGTGGGATTATGAGATGCAACATAAAGAGGAGCGTATATGAGCCAGCCGGTCGCAGAAGTAGGTGCATACAAAAACATCACGCTAACAGGGGCGGTCTCTACCGGCCCATGCCAATTGCTTGGGTTTTATGTTAACAGTACAACCGTAGGCACATTAGTGCTTAAAGACGGCGGCGCAAGCGGCACGGCCATGTCCGGCACGATTACGCCTGCCATTGGGTTTCACCCATTCCCCGCCAATGTGGGAACAAGCCTACACGCAACGATTGCAGGCACGGCATTGGATGTGACATTCTTCTTTGCTAGCGGTAACTGATCATGTACGATGAAAACGGCGCATATGAGGGCGAGGATGCTGGCCCTTATTGGCACGATCAGATTGAGACCGCCATCAAGATATTTGATAAGTGGGAAAAGCGCGGCTTAAAGGTTGTCAAGCGGTATCGGGATGAGCGTGATGCCATAGAAATGCCAAGGATGAAGTTCAATATTCTTTGGTCAAACATCCAAGTTCTTTACCCAGCCCTCTACGGTCGCCAAGCCAAGCCCGAGGTCTCACGCCGGTACATGGATCAAGACCCTGTAGGTCGCCTTGCATCCACAATGCTTGAGCGAGTCATGGAGTACGAGACCACCCAATTTGGTGACTTTGACTCCGCAATGAGTGGCGCGGTGCAGGACAGATTGTTGCCTGGTCGCGGTACGGCATGGATTCGCTACGAGCCTGTGATTGTCAATGACCGCCCCGAGGTCGAGGGCGAGATGGAACAGGACGAGTCGCAGGTCTATAACACGGTGGAAGACCCGACAGAGCGCATTGACGCAGCTCACAGTCCTATTGATTACGTTTATTGGTCAGACTTCTTGCATTCACCAGCTCGCACATGGGATGAGGTGTGGTGGGTAGCACGGGCGGTCTACATGACCAAGGAAGAGGGTGTAGAGCGCTTTGGTGACGTATTTAAGAATGTTGGACTGACTAGCACAAACACCGACATGGACGGTAAGAATCCATTGACCGCCAAAATGACCTACGACAAAAAGGCGATGGTCTATGAGATTTGGAATAAGCGGACAGGCAAAGTTTGTTGGATTGCCAAAGGTTATCCACAGGCGCTAGATGAAAGGGATGACCCGCTAGAGCTTGATGAGTTCTTCCCATGCCCTAAGCCGTTGATGGCAACAACCACCACCGGCACGATGATCCCTGTACCCGATTACTGCGAGTATGAGGATCAGGCACAAGAGCTAGACAACCTGACCCAACGCATTTACTTGCTGACCAAAGCTTGTAAAGCGGTTGGCGTGTTCAATGCCGAGTTCAAAGAGTTGGCGCGGATGTTTAGCGAGGGCGTGGACAACAAACTATTCCCTGTAACTGGTTGGGCGGCAATGTCGGAAAAGGGCGGCTTAAAAGGCGCTATCGACATGATGGACACCTCGCAGATCATTGTGACCTTGCGTGAGTTGTATGCCGCTAGAGAGCAGGTTAAGCAGAGCATCTATGAAATTATGGGTATATCGGACATCTTGCGTGGATCGTCCAAAGCCCAAGAAACCCTTGGTGCTCAACAGCTCAAAGCTAACTTTGGCAGCTTGCGTTTGCGTAGCGCCCAAGGTGATGTGGCTAGGTTTGCCACAGACATCTTTAAGCTCAAGGCGCAAGTTATCTGTAAGTTTTACCCGCCCGAGCTGATTGTTGAAATGTCGGGTGTGATGAACACGCCCGATGGTCAAGACCCGCAAAGGTTGCAAGCGGCGTTGCAGATGTTGTCAGACAGCACCATCCGCGACTTCCATATTGCGGTTGAGGCTGATAGCTTGGCGCAGATTGACGAGCAGGCTGAGAAGCAAGGCGCACAAGAGGCAATTCAAGCTATTGGCTTATTCTTGCGTGAGGCGATCCCCATGATTAGTCAAGCGCCCGAGACCCTGCCTATGGCCTCCGAGATGCTGTTATTCTTGGTGCGCCGATTCAGAGCTGGTCGCGGGTTGGAGAGCGCGGTCGAGAGGGCAATGAAAGCCCTGCAAGATCGTGCAGATCAGGCTAAACAGCAACCGGCAGGCCCGCCGCCCGAAATGATGCAAATGCAAGCCGAACAGCAAGCAGAGCAGATGCGTATGCAAGCGCAGGCACAGACCGAACAGATGAAGATGCAGGCGCAGGCTCAAATTGAGCAAGGCAAGGCACAACTTGAGATGCAGATGCACCAAGCCAAAGTGCAGGCTGATATGCAATTACAGCAAATGAAAGCTGAGTTTGAGGTTGCCAAGCAGAATAATGAAATGCAAATGAAAGCCCGAGAAATGGCTGGAAAGGAAGAATATGAACGATGGAAAGCAGAACTTGATGCAGCGACTAAAGTCCTTGTGGCACAAATTGGCGCAAAAGCTGGCCTTGATCAAGCGGCCTTAAGCGCACAAATGGCGGCATCCGAGGAGTTAGACGCTACTTTGGGTGACGGCATGAGCGAGGCAATTAACCGCCTGGCTGATATGCACGGTCAAACCCTCGGGCAGATTACCGGTGTAATGCAGGCAATCAGCGCACCCAAGCGCATTATTCGTGGGCCTGATGGTCGGGCGGCGGGTGTTGAGATTGCAATATGAGCTTGGTTTTAGCCGATAGGGTACAGGAGACCACAACCACGGTTGGTACTGGGACGCTGGCGCTAGATGGGGCGACACAAGGATTTCAGAGCTTTGCCGCTGTTGGGGAGGGAAACACCACCTATTACACAATCCAAGGCACTACGCAATGGGAGGTAGGGCTTGGGACGTATTCAGCTAATACGTTAACCCGAGACACGGTCATAAGCTCATCTTTGGGCGGGTCAAAACTATTTTTGACGGCTGGCACAAAGCAAGTATTTGTTACTCTGCCTGCTGAAAACACCATAACCTCAATTGCATCTGCTGATGCAAGCATTATTGTTTCCACTGTTGGGTCGCTTGTTGACTTGTCGGTATCGCAAACGTCACCAGCTTTTGTGCTTGTTGAACGAGTAAGAAATTCAACTGGCGCAACCTTAACAAAAGGCACAGCGGTTTATATCTCAGGCGCAACAGGACAACTTCCAACTGTTTCTAAGGCTCTAGCCACAAGCGATGCCACATCAGCGCAGACTTTGGGATTGATCACAAGTGACTTGGCAAACAATTCAAATGGCTATGTAACCATCATTGGATTGGTGGATGATCTTGACACATCAGCATATACCGATGGGGTTCAGCTTTATTTAAGCCCTACCACGGCAGGAACTTTGACCGCAACCAAGCCGTATGCACCACAGCATCTTGTTTATGTGGCTGTTGTTGCCCATGCCCATCCAGTTCATGGCAAGTTAATTGTTAAGGTGCAAAACGGCTATGAGATGGATGAGCTGCACGATGTATCAGCACAAAACCCAAACAACGGCGACATATTGGTTTACAACACAAGCACCGCGCTTTGGGAAACTGCTGCCAACGCCGTAGGCACGGTCACCTCAGTTGGCGGCACAGGAACAGTCAGCGGCTTGACCTTAACAGGATCAGTCACTAGCTCGGGTAATTTAACCTTGGGCGGCGCAATAACAGGCTTTGCCGCAAGCGGCGCAAACACCGATATAACGTCAGTGGCATTGACCACAGGCACAATCAGCACAGCGCCAGCCGCCGCCACAGACATTGTGAACAAGACCTATGCGGATGGATTAGCGGCTAAGTGGGGCGCATAAGTGTTTGGTTACGCCTCGTTTGCCGAGCTACCGTTTGCCACGATTGGCGCAGCGGTAATACCGCCAACCCCTACCGAGCTTTTGCTTGGCGGTCACTTTGGGTTTGATGAGCGTGACAAGGCTTGG